CTAAAATAATATAACTACTTACTAATTGTTGATATGAATCTTTTCGGAATAGCTTGTTTGAGAAAATAGGCTATTCCTTTGTTTTTATCAATTTTATTTGTATATTTGTATTGAAATAATGCTTGACGGCAATCAACATTATTTTGCAGATTAGTTCGATTTTTTTGTTAATACTAAATTCTCACTTGAATAGCTTGCATGTGAATGTAGGCTATTTTTTTGTCTAAAAAGTAAAATATGTTGCAAAACAGTGTTGTATAACATATTTATTGTATATTTGCCACAAACGTAACGGATTATGGCTAAACAGATTGAATATAAGAGTATAGAGCTGAAAGAAGCCACGACCACAAGACAGGCAGATGGACGGCTTAAAGTTGTGGCTTATGCTGCTATATTCGGCAACATTGATAGCCATAACGATATTATTGTTAAAGGGGCTTTTGCAAATTCTTTGAAAAAAGAAGGCAAAAGGGTTGCCGTTTGCTGGCAGCATGATATGAGAAAACCGATTGGTAAACTTACGCTGATTGAGGAAGATAACAATGGTTTAAAGGTTGAGTTTCTGCTAAGCAAATCGGAGGAAGATGTAGCCGTTAAAGTTGAGGAAGGTATTATTAGCGAGATGTCAATCGGGTATAGTACGGTAGCGTTTGACTATAACAATAAAGACGAGGTTCGGACAATCAAGGAAGCCAGGTTATACGAGGTGTCATTGGTTACAAGGGCTGCCAATGAGGAAGCGAGAATCAAAGATGATGGAATAAACGCTCAAAGTTGGGTTGTAAGCTCGACAGCGGAAGAACGTATCATGCTGAGAAATGAAGCGGACGAAACAAAAGCGGTTGACTTTGATTTTAGCAACTTGACTGATGAGCAGATCGAAATCTTATATAAAAGAGCAGGCGAGGAAAAATTAACACGTTTAATTAAACATTTATAAATTAACAGTCATGACTATTGAAGAATTAAAATCAAATTTAGATGGGATTGTAACAAAGGTTACGAACCTTGAAGGTGCAGCAGTAAAAGCTGCCGATATTGAAGCATTGAAATCCCAAATTGCTGGGATTAAAACAGGTATGACAGCCGAGGAGCTGAAAAACGATCCGACCATTAAAAAACTTGACGACACAATCAACGACCTGAACGGCAAGATTGAAGCGATGTCGAAAAAGGGTGGCGCACCTACAATGGAGTTGAAGGACGCTATCAAGGAAGTTCTTGAGAAAGAAGAAGTAAAGTCAATCTTTACATCGAACAAGGCTGCCGGCATGCAAACCTTTGAGTTAAAGGCTGCGACTTCGGACGTGACAGGTACAGTATCCGTTACCGATATGAAGAAGGATATTAACTTCCCTCGTTTACGTGCTTTGTCATTCTTACCGTTATTGCCACAGGGCATGGTTGGAACTGATAAGAACCGTATCGGATGGATTGAAGGAACATACACAAGTAATGTCGGCTATGTTGGGGAAGCAACAGCAGTAACAAATGCAGACGCTATGACGGCGGTAGAAAAAACCCGTGCAATGGCCAAGGCTTCCGCGAAGATTAAGGTTACCAAAGAAATGACAACCGATTACTCATATATCGCAAGCAAATTGCAAAATAAGATGTTAACTAAAGGTTTGCTTTTCTTGGATAAAGAAATTTGGTCAGGTGATGGTAACGACTCAACAGCAGCTAACCATATTTACGGTTTAAAAGGTCACGCAACAGCTTTCTCCGCTACAAAATCAGGGTTGGCATTATTGGTTGATAAACCTACCGTTGTAGACGTGGTAGAAGCAGCAAGATTACAATGTGCCGTTATTGATGCCGCAAACTTGACAGATGCAGGAGGGTATACTCCGAATGTGTTGTTTATCAATCCGGTTACAATGTCTAAAATTCGCCTTGCAAAAGCAACAGACGGTAACTACCTTGTTAACAGATTGGCAGACGGTACATTAACTCTTAACGGGCTAACTATTATCGAAAGTAATGCAGTTGCAGTTAACGAGTTGATGGTAATGGATTCCTCCGTGGCTGAGGTTTACTTCAAACAGAACCCCGAAATCCAGATCGGACAGGAAGCAACAGACCTTACTCAGGATCAATATACAATCGTAATGTTCTTACGTGCACAGTTGGTTATTGAAGGTCCGGACAAATTGGGGCTTGTTTTGGTAAGCGATATTTCAGCAGCGATCACAGCGTTGACTAAGCCAGCTTAATATATATAATCTATCCCCTGCCTTAATTGGTGGGGGATAATTAAAATAAAAGTTATGGGACGAAAACCAAAAGAACAAGAACCAATCACGGTAACGGATGAATTTAAAATCTATGAGGTAATAGACATCAAGATGGCTTTACCAATTGGATTTAAAATAAAGTTGAAAGAATCGGTAGCAAAAGAATTTATCGAAAAAGGGTATTTAAAATGAAATTAACAGTAACATCAACAGCAGGCGATTTTGTTACACTTTGCGAGTGCAAGGAGTATCTAAAGGTTAACGATGAAAGCCGTGACGATTTAATATTAAATTGCTCAAAGATGGCAACCCGATTTGTCGAGGATATGATTAATGAGTCGCTAAGCTCTCACACAGTACAATTGATTACTGATGTTGACCACATTTTTGAGTTGTATTTGCCTGCAATTGATGTTATTAACTCTGTTAAATGCTTGATTACAGGAGAAGATGTTTCATATAGACAGTACGCTGATAACCAGATTATAGCATTAGATGATAGTATTTCGGCTATAATCGAATACACAACAAAGAAAAAGGAAGTTGATGCGGACGCTGAAAAAATGGCTGTACTGGCTTTAACATCTATCATTTATGACGGAGTAACAGACAGAAGTGTTTGGAACAGCGTTATTACTAATTATTTAGCACATAAATTGCCGTTATGAGTATAAAATACGGGACAAATAAGATAGCAAACAACAACCTTAACACAAGGGTTGAGCTTTGGAGATTAGACAAGACAGAAGATGCCTATGGGGCTGAAACATCTGTTAAAGTCTTTGTTAAAGAAGTGTTTGCGCAAGTTGTTCCAGTATCTAATTATCGGCAAATGAAATATAACGAACTTGGATTCGGTGATACATACGATATTACATTCCGTTGGATTGCTGAACAGTTCGACTTTTTGGTTATTAACAATACGCCATATACGATTAATAGCCTTAGAAACAGGGCTAATTTATCTGAGTGGATAGACATTACAGCATATGCCGATAATTCAAATGAAGTTAGACGAAGCTAAACTAAGGTTAACGCTACATAGTGTTAATCTATTAGGGAAGAAAGCACGTGAAGCAGCCATGAGCGAGCTTGGTGCTACGGCTATTCAGATGTTGGGAGATGCTACGAAAAAATTGAGAGAAAACGGCAGTGTTTCCACTTCATTTCTTGTAAACAGCGGTAAGGTGAAAAAATACAAAACACATTATACGGTTGGATATTCGGCTTCATACGCTTATATTGTTGAGTTTGGGCGCAAAATAGGCACTATGCCGCCTGTATCTGCATTAATACCTTGGGTAAAAAAGAAATTGCGTATAAACAAGCCTAAACAGCAAAAACAGGTAGCATTCCTTATAGCAAGGTCAATCATGCAGAACGGAATAAAGCCGAAACCGTTCTTTTATCCTGCATATGAGAAGGCTATTAAAGGAATATCAGGGAGAATTATTAACGCAGTAAACAAAGCATTAAGATGAGCTATATAGACGCTTCGGAGGTTGTAAGAAAAGCCGTTGTAACTACAATTAAAGGTTTGGGTTACACAGTAAACGGAAATGCGTTCCCACGGGTTGAAGTAATGAGCGTTACAAGTTCATTTGGGATTGATAAGGACAACGAAACCGAAATAGTAACCGTACAATTGGACGTTATTACACAGGGAACATCTCCGGCACAGGCTATTTTGATGCGCAAAAACATTGTTGAGAAATTTTGTCTTACTGGGTTAGATGGCATGGTTGGATTAATTTCCGTATATTGTGCCTTAGACATGGACGAGGACATTCACGAAATTGACGACGTGAACGAAATATATAGAAGAATTTTAAGATTTAATATATTAACACATAAATAAATAAAATTATGGCAACAACAAACGGATCAGGATGGTTTGTACTCGTTGGAGGAACAACAATAGCGGATAAGATCGTATGCCAGACTTCGGCATCGGTAGACATTACGCAGGATACAATCGAAGTAACTTGCAAGGATAGCACATGGAAATCGTATATTAACGGGGAAAAGGGATGGACAATGCCATTTGAAGCCATTAAGGACGAAACGGCATCATCTGTACAGGCTGAAATTATTGAGAACATTTTAACGACAGGCGGTGAGCTTGACGTAGCTTTGGTTTATGCTCCGACAGGAACGATTGTTTCTGGATGGTCTGGTAAAGCTATTTTGTCCGGAGTAAGCATAAGCACTCCGAAGAACGAAGCTCCTACAGTATCAGGTACTCTACAAGGAACAGGGGCATTAACTAAAATGGTTATCGGTGGATGATTGGTATAGTCAACATATCAGGGACAGAGTATCGCTGGATTTACTCGGTTAGGGCTGCTAAAATGTATCAAGACAGATTTGGCATACCTGCCGAAACCAGCGATCCAAACGAAGCGTTTCTAATTAACTTACGCTTTTTGTATTGCTGCATCAAGACATCGGACGAGCTTCGTACCATTTTGGACAGCTTCCGCCTGCTTTTCCGTATTTAATAATGATTTAACCTCTGCATCTACTTTAGCTCTGTTAAGCTCGTTAATAGTCTGCATACGCACAATCTGATTCCTTGAATTTGTATCAAAGATTGCAAAGAACCTTAAATATAATGGTATTGTATCATTTTTTAATATCTTATTTGTATTTTCTAACCATTTAGACAGCCTGCTCGCACCTTCGCCTGATGTGCCTGTCATCAATCCACCTAAAGTAGTTTTAAGATTTTCCCATTCAGCCGTCAGCCTTGCCGTTTTTGTGGCTGCTGTGTCCATTGTTTCTCCTGCATTAGCCATCTCGGAGTTAATGATGTTAGCAACCGCCTTCGCCATGTCGCCAGTTTTCTCCATTTCATTTCTGATGTCCAGAATGGAAATACCCAAGTTATCCAGAATCATAGGAGATTTCCTTCCGATACCCATGATAATTGAGTCAACCAAGTAATCAACAGATTGCCCTGTCTCTTCTGCCCGTCTTGTAGCAAATGATAAATAGGAGGAAAGGTTTTCTAACGGTATTTTAAAGTTGTTTGCCGAAACAGCCGATTTCATCAAATCAAACTCCGATACTGCCCCAC